GCGAACTGAGAACCTTGGCCAACCGTACGAGTCGCCTCGACGTAATCGATGTCGAGCATGGCCTGCTGCGGAACGCCACGCTCACGGCAACGACGCTGGAATTCAATCGCGTCCTTATCCGAGCGGGTAATCGGATTCAGGTTCGGATTGGAGGCGCGGCGATACCGTTCCTCGAAGAAAGAATCGAGCTGCGCGTAATACCGGCTCAACTGAGTCTTACCGATTGCCGATTGCTGCGAGACGATTGCCTGAACTTCGGTGGCAGTTCGGGGATTGCCGGACGGCTTGTTGAGCGATTGACGGTACTGAGAGAGATTGCCTTGAAGAACATTCTCAAGGTCCGCATTGACCGCCATAGGAGCATCCAGAACGCCAGCAATGTTCTGCTGGATGACCTCGTAGTCGGGCGGGAGAATGGCATACGGTCCTTGCTGAACGACGCTCGTCTTGCTGAGCGCGTTTGGGTTTAGCGGACGGAACAGGATCTGGGTGCGAGCGAACGCGCTATCGACCATTGAGCAGCGCAGGCGATTCTTCAGCTCCATCGCCTGGAGCATCTTGATTCCCAAACCCTTGACGCCGTGATGCTCGCCATCACCACGGTCGTAGTACATCGGGTGAATCACTTGCTCCCACTTCTTGAAGCGGCGGAGCTTGCGATACATGAAGTTCTCGCTGTCACGCTCATCGATGATGCAGTGGCTGATCTGGCCATCGAATTCTTTGTAGAAGACGTGACACATCAGCACCACCTCGGAGCGAGCTGAGAAAGTGATATCGTTCGAGCGAAGCTGGCGCTGGAAGAACTCCCAGTCGTACTGAACACCAGAACGATACGGCTCGGGCATTGCGGCGCGAATCCGCTGACGGACATAATCGACGTTCCATCCAGCGGCTACCGCTGCCTTCTCGTCCTGAATCTTCTCGAACAGGTCGTCAACACCCATGCGAGTGCGGACGCAGGCCACCTTCCAATCACTGACATTCGACTTGGTTCCATCGGGAACAAGAAGATCCGTCGCCATGATGGCTTTGCAGCGCCAGTTGGTGCTATCTTCGAAGATCAGCGGACCATCACCAATCAAAACCATCTCGCGCTGTGAGAGCTGAACGATGTAATCGAAATCCTTGTCGAGCTTCTGAAGCCGGTCGAACTCCTCGGTGATAACTTTCGACCAATCCTCCCGCTTATCCATGTCATTGCCGTAAGCGGTACGGATGTTTGCGTAGGTCGGAACCTCGGCGAACACGTCGTAGAAGGCAGACATGGCCAACGTCAGAAACGCCTCCGACTCGCGGAAGTTTACATTGGTTCGGAACGCTTGGTTGTTACGTCGAAGCTCGGCGGGATTGTACGGCGGATTGCCATCAACCAGACCGCGCAGCTTAGCCCGAGTGCTATTGCGAAGCTCGTCGGCCATGATGAGCTTCTGGAAGATTTCACGCGCTGACGCCGCGTCGGCTATGCGCGTCTCTGGCGCTTTACCGTCTTCGTTGAGGGTTTCAAGCGGCAGTTGGGCTAGGTTTCCGTACATGGTCGTTTTTTCCAGCAGTGGGCCGGAAGGTTTTTGTTCTCTGTAGCGTCCGTAAATTTATGGAGTGTTTCAATGGGAAACCACACCATGCTTCTGATAAAGCAACCGCAAAATTCGCAGCTTTGCAGGTTTTCGTCTAGCGGTGTGCTGCCGTGCTGGGAAAAGGTTTTGACCGCTTCTTTTAGCACCCGAGCGTTACACCCCGTGCATCCAAGCGGCTTGCGATTGTAGGTGCAGGTTGAGCAGATTGACGCCCTGCGCGTGGCTTCTGCCTGATCAACCTTGCCGCCGCCCACGGTCAGACCATGGAGCAGGCTCATGCTAAAGCGGATTACATCGCCAATTTGTAGGGATTTACGGCCTTCTGGCTTACGGATTTCAACTTCGTTGTACATGCAGTCGGCTCCGTTACGACACGAATACTCGGTGATTAATGTGTCGAGATTTTCGGGAATTTTAATCGCATTGGCGGTGTAATGGTTACGAACGAACTCATGGAGCTGCGGCCATGATCCACCCATGATTTCAATGCCGGTTTCGGGGACGCGGTAATGCCACCCGCCAGGGATGACCATGTGTTCGTTCAGCACTTTGTATCCGGTGACGTTACTGCTCATAAGTCGTCGTAATAAATTGAATCAGCATCTCGAACGAGCTTTTCCCAAACTTTATCCATTCTGCTTGCTCGCGGTTCGAAGGAGGCGGTTTTGCGGACTAGATCAAGCAAGACTACAGCAGCGTCGGCCAAGTCAGGTGATTTTCCGGTTCGTTGCTTCATCACGGTCTTGGATTCGACCGATATCTTCCGCTTAGAATCGTCGAACATGCGTGAGCAGAACTCCTGCAATGTCTCGATGTCCATGCCGCCGACACGCTCCTCGACGACCCATTTCCGCATCGAGAACCAGAGTTCAGTCACCTTGCGGTCGTATGCTTCATTGCATGGCCTACTGTCCTCGTCGCTGACCGGGATGGTTGACGGAGAACCGCCAAACTCAACGCGATGAACAACACCCCATTCGCGGGTCAGAATGTCGGCCAAACCACCACCTTCACCGCTTGAATCCAGAGCGAATTTGTCCGGTGCAACACCGCGCTTGGCGCATTCCTCTTTAACTCGATTGGCTATTTGGTAATGCACTGGCTCAGTCAGCGCGGCATTCGGTGAGATTTGAACCACATCGCCGAAGAGTACGCTCGCCTTGTCGTTTGCGGTGCCAATCTTAGCAAAACGAAGAACGCATCTATCGCCACCAAAACCCGGATCAAGTCCGGCGACGACTTGGACATTGGTCGTAAACACCAAGTTCCTTGTAGGTGTGTGCGTCTCAATCAGCGATTCTGACAACACCGTCTTGACCATGCCGTCAGGACTCCAGAATCCGCGTGTGTACTTCCAGAATGTAGGGCTTTGCTCACCCTCATGCCTCATTGCCGACAAGACCTGATCGTGCGTGATGAGATATGGGTACTTTGTTCGCCCTTCACTGATGTTCGGCGACTTCATGCCATCGAACCGCCGACACATGCCGCGCTCGGTCAGCCAATGCTGATCTTCAATCGTGACGCTGCGCCAACCCTTTGCTGGTGTGCAGAATCGACCGTGTGGGTCGTACTTCGAGGCCGGGTTTCCGATGACCAACATTTTAAACTCGCGGCAACCCTTCGAAAGATTGGTGCAAGCCTCGAAAGCTGCTTCGGGCGTGTCCGTCGCTTCGTCGATGATGACCATCACCCGCTCGGCGTGAATACCTTGGATGTTGGCCACTGCCTTTGAGGTGTTACCTTCGGCGACGGCGATAGCGGAAATGGAGTGCCGGTCGTCACCTTTGACAGCTTGTAAGGCCATCTTGGAATCGACCATGTTGCCTGGAAATCCTCGCGACTTACGAACCAGATCCTGAAGATTGGCCCACATACGCTTGCGGATCATCTTCGCGGTCGTCGATGTTAGGACAACGGTTGTCTTGGAAGGGTTGGCCAACCACCAGACTGTCGCGAAAAGTGTTGCTCCAAAGGTCTTACCAGACGCGCCGCATCCCGCCCACCCAACGTAATCGTGTTCGCAGAGACTTTCGACTTGAGCTTCAAGCCACGGATTCCAGCTCATCTTCGGCCAGAGCATTTTGGTGGCGTTAACAAAATGGTCGAAAGTGCCTAGCCCACCCTCATTGGGTTGGAGCCGGTTTCGGAATGCGTAAAGTTCCAGTTCTAGGTCTGGAATCTTGACGGGTGAACGAATCCCGTACTTATGCTGAATCAGTGGATGCTCGGACGCTTGCTCTGCCATAGTTTGGCCTTGCATTAGTTGTCGTTGGACTTGAGGTTCTGCGAAAGGAAAATTATGCCGTCGCAACTTGTTTCTTCATCCGGCTGTTGCCAGCCTTGCGACTCCGAGCCGGTAGTCGTGAATATCCCCGGCCCTCAAGGTCCGGCTGGAACCAACGGCACCAACGGAACGGATGGTATTGATTCGTTCACTTACACGACTGCGCCGTTCTTTGTACCCGCTCTTGGTTCGAGCGTCCTTGTTTTTGTCGATAACACCGATTTCCTGCCAGAATCGGTTGCTGGCCAGTTCTTTGTCTCGATTCAAGGTCTTGGCTACATGCAGGTTACGTCGGTTGATGGCTTGCAACTGACACTTCAGAACCCTGCTTCTGGAGTTCTTGGAATTGCCAACGCTGTTCCCACTACGCTGATTCCGACTGGCTCACTTATCACCCTAGCCGGTGCGATTGGTGCGACTGGCGCTCCCGGTGTATCCGGCGGCGCTCCGGTTGGCGCGTCCTACATTTGCCGCACTGCGGATGCCACGCTGACGAACGAGACTGCTCTTGATTCGCTATCTGCTGGCTATCTCAAGACTCAAGGATCTGGCGGCTTTGGCGCAGTTTCCACGGTTGCCACGATTCCGATTGCCGATGTCACCGGCACGGTTCCGATTGCTCAAGGTGGCACAAACCTGACGACCGCCCCCGCGAACAAGATTCTGGTCGGCGACGGAGCGACTTATCTCCAGAAGGAGATTGTTGGAACGGCTCCGATTGTCGTTACGAACAGCGCCGGAAACATCACACTGTCGGCTCCGTCGATTGTCCCGTTCAGCTACGTCACGTTTACACGGAGGTTGACCGGAACTAACCTGATTGCGACTGGAACAACCAAAAATCCGTTTAGTCTTACAGACTTTCCTTCTGGATCTTGGGCAAACTTAGATCCGTCTTCTGGCTTTGTTGCCGCGACTGGTCGATTTGTGGTTCCTAATACTGGGTATTACAAAATCGAAGGCGTGTTCAATCTGCTGGCAAATACAAATACTGCTCAGGTCTTTGTTTTCTTAAGGAAGCTAGGTTCAAACATTTTTCAAACGCTTTCGTTTAATGTCAGCGCAAGCACCACCCAATCGTTATCGCCTGTCTCGTTTTCTTACATCGACCAAGCTGCAACTGTTGGCGATTACTACGACATCTTGATTCAGACTACAGGACACGATTTGAATGTCCAAACCGGCTCCTCATTCTCGGTCCAGCGTATTCAGGCTTAAACCATGAGCGAACGCGCACCACGGAGGTACACGGACGGATCTGTCACCTTTGAGGGTGGCATTGACGCTGGTGTGATGCCGTCTGAGGTGGACAAGAATCAGGTTGCGTTCGCGGTCAATGCCAACTTCCGACAGGGGTTTGTCTCATGCCGACCCGGCTTCGTTCAAAAAGATTACGACCTGTGCGTCACCATCACGGCTGACAACGATCAGATTACCGCTGACCAGACGAACGTTACCGCTGATGGCTGGTCAGAAGATTGCTACGGACCTCAGTCGCTAACCGGCACGTTCCAGTGTGCGCTGCCCTACATTGCCGACGATGGACGCACGTTCATACTGATGCTGATCAGTGGTAAAGTGTGGCTTTACAACTGCCTTCAGAACAATGCTCAGAGCCTCACAACTTCTGCTGACCTAGAGAATCCCTCCAACCTGCTAGATGGCTGGATGGTTCAGGCTGAGAACTTTGTTGTCATTCAGGATGGATTTAGCAGGCCACTGATCTTCAACGGGACAAGTCTACGTCGAGCGAGCGACGATGAGATTAAGACCGGCAAGGTTATGGCCTACGTCAATGGCCGTATCTGGTACGCTCTTCCAGATGGGTTTTCATTCCGCGCTACCGACATCGTTTATGGGGATGGAACGCGAGCGAGTGTTCTCAAGGAAACCGAGAACACCTTCCTCAATGAAGGTGGAGACTTTGCGGTTCCGTCGGATTCAGGCGGCATCACAGCGATGGCTGTCCCAGGCGATCCTGACACCTCGCTCGGCCAAGGTCCGCTTCTAGTCTTCACACCTCGATACGTCTTCTCGGTTCAAGCGCCTGTTGATCGTGATGTTTGGAAGAACCTGAACTATCCGATTCAAGCCATCAGCTTGCTTACGAGCGGTGCGCTTGGTTCTCGGTCGGCCATCACTATCAATGGCGATGTCTTCTACCGCGCTGTCGATGGCGTCCGCTCGTTCATCATCGCTCGACGCTCGTTCACCGACTGGGGCAACACCCCGATCAGCAGCGAGATGCTGAATGTCATTGAGAACGATCAGACGAATCTCCTGTGGGCCAGTTCTGCGGTTGTGTTCGACAATCGCCTCCTGATGACCTGTCAGCCTCGGTACAATGCCGAGGGTGTCATTCACAAGGCGTTGGCTGTATTGGACTTCGACCTGATTACGTCGATGCGGAAAAAGTTTCCGCCTGCGTGGTCGGGAATCTGGACCGGACTTGATGTGCTTCAGATCGTCAAGACTGAGAACGCTTACGGCGATCAGTGCTTCTGCATCGCTCGCGGATCGGATGACTCGATTCAAATCTGGGAAGTCACCAAGGCGGACAAATTCGATAACAATATCCCGGATGGTAAGAAGGAGATTGAGTGGCAGGTGCAGACTCGCGCCTACAACTTCGAAGTTCCGTTTGGATTGAAGCGACTAGATTCAGGCGACTTGTTCATCGACTCGCTTGAGGGTGATGTCTCCTTCAATGTCACCTATCGGCCTGATCAGTATCCTGGTTGGATTGAGTGGACTGACTTTTCTGAGTGCGCGACGACGACGCAGTGTTTCGATCTTTGCCCGATTCAAAACTTCAAGCCGCAGTATCGTCCGAAGATGCGTTTCCCGACGCCTTCAGATGCTCCGTGCAACGAGACGATCAGCACTCCGGCTCGGAATCTTTACGAGGTTCAGGTTGCGATGAACATCATTGGATACTGCCGCATTAAGAGTCTTCGAGTTCACGCTTACGATATTCAGGAGCCGAGTGTTGGTGATTGCCGGACGGTGTTCCCTGCATGCACGCCGATCAGTGCGTGCGACATCAACCCGCTGACTTACACGTCGGAATCTGTCAACCCATAGAAACAGAATGCCAAACCTTACGCTTATCACGCTGACGCCCCCGAGTTTGCCGGTCGGGTATTGTCCGACCAACTACCAACAGTTGGCCAACGATGTCATCAGCGGCACTCAGGCGACGTTCAACAGTTCGATTGGAAACTCGTTCTTCAACTTCGGTGCATCTGTTCCGGCGCTGAACAATCAGGTTTACCCGTGGCTGGATAACAACGGCAACTGGTGGGTTTTTCAGGGAGGTTATTGGGCGAGGCAAAACCCTGTTGCCGCCGGTGGAAGCGAGCGTCGCATCTTCGTGGGAACAAGTGCTGATATCCTTTCATACGACGGCGGTGACGGAACCGTTTATTCCGGCAATCCTTACGCCGGTTCGATGTGGGAAATTGACACAGCTTTCGAAGCTCGATTCCCGGTTGGAGTTGGCACGTTCGCGGCGAGTGGAGTTGTTAGCGTCAATGGAACAACCACATCGACCGCTGTTGCCGGTGAGGACAAGCACACGCTTGTCACCTCCGAGATGCCGTCGCATACGCATCAGATTCTCGACCAGTACATCAACCTCGCCCAGCGCGGATCGGCTGACACGAGTTTGTTCAGCGCAACGAACCGTACAGAAGGTGTCGCCAACTTGTTGCCGACCACTTCGTCCGGCGGCGATGCAGCCCACAACAATCTTCCGCCGTTCTACGGTGTTTACTTCATCAAGCGAACTGGCCGAGTCTACTACACCAAATGAAGCTGATCGTCCAAGATATCAGGTCAACGATTGCTCGGGCTATCGGCGTTTGCGTCGATGACGCTCGCGTTTACGAGTACATCAATCAGGCGTGCCGACGACTGCTTCACAAGGGTTTGTGGGCTGGCGCGTACGGACGCTTCACGATTCACACGGTCGGAGGCTGCATCACTTGGCCGCGTCAGATCGAGACGATTGAAGCCATCGCAGATTGCTGCGGAGTTGGAACGGTTCGCAATCAGTGGTTTGAGTTTCAGGAAACCGGATACGGACTTCTCAATGGAAACCAAGTGTGCGTTGGTAAGCAGCTTGTTGACCGTGGCACTGTGGTTTCTTACCGCGACATGTCTGGCGGTACTAACAGTTATCTTCGAGTCTACCGTGGCGACGATTCAGACATCGGCAAAAAAATTACGCTCCAAGGAATTGATGCGAACGGAAACTGGATTCGGACACAGGATGGTAGCGGAAAATGGATTGATGGAGAAGAGTTGATTATCGCTGCTCCGTACACTCAATCGACCAAGAAGTTCACCACTCTGACCGGCGTCATCCGCGAAGCCACGAACACGGCAAGTCGTTTGTACGAGTACGATGCGACGACGCTGCTAGAGTTGGATCTGGCAGTTTACGACCCTGATGAAACTCTGCCGCAGTATCGTCGCAGTTACCTCGCTGATCGTTGCAACAACGAGGAGGACAAGCCGGTAACAGTGATGGCGAAGATGCGCCACATCAACGCGACGAGCGTGAATGACTACCTTATTCCTCCTTGTCCAGACGCCATCAAGCTGATGGTCATGGCGATTCGCAAGGAGGAGAACGATTTGATTCAGGAAGCAGTGGCCTACGAAGCCAAAGCTGTTCAAGCTGTGCAGGAGCAGACGATGCAGTATTTGGGCGACGCTGTGGCAACCATCCGAATGGTCGGAGTCGGATTGAACGGCGGTGGATTTTCTCAATGGTTCTGAACCTAAACATTGATTTCGCGTTGGCTGAGGCGACTCCAAAAAAACTGGAGTTGCTTCAGGCTGTCTTTGACGCGCATGACATGGCGGCTCGGAACAATCAGAACTCTAGTTCCGGCGCTGCGGTAAACGCTTTTTTTGGAAGCGCGCAGCTTACGAATGGAATTGCTTCGGCAATCCTAACCTTGGGCGATGCTCACGGCCCGATTGGACCTGCTCGATTTGTCTACGAGCGATTTGATGAGCGAGCGTTGAAGTCGGCCATCGAAGCTGGAATGAAGATTCCCGGTTTCGGAAACTCGTTCTTCAAGGATCAAATTGATCCGGCATGGAGCCGTGTTAGTGAGCTGATCAAGTCCGACTTTCCAAACGCCAACGCTCGCGTCGAGCAACTTCATGGATGGATGAAAGAAGCTGGCAAAAACGTCCATCCGAATGCCGCGCTCTACACTGCGGTCGTTTGCAGTGAGCTTGGCGTAATTCCCGGTGCTGAGTCGGCCATCTTCATCCTCGCGCGTACTGCCGCGTGGACTTCTTTGTGCATAAAAAATGAAAGGTAAGCTCTTCCAGATTTGCGGTCTGCCTCGATTCGGATCGGCATTCATGTCGGTCCTTTTCTCGTTGGAAGCGGACTGCCTTGGCCTACATGAGCAGGGTGCGACTGATCCGAATTGGAAGCAGTCGATTGAAGAATATCGGACTCGTTACAAGTACGTCGCCGACTGTTCGACTTACGGATATCTGCCCAAGGCTGTCGTTGAGGACTCGATCAAGGTGTACGTTAAAAAGAATCCTGAGTCGTCAGCCAAAGAATGCGCCGAGCGATTCGGCTACGAAGTTCACCTTCCTTCGGTTCAGGCGCTTCGTGAGTACGCGGATGCGTGGGCGTCACTCCACGGTGTGATGACAATCGAGGAGAACGAGCTTTTTAAAGTGGATACTTTGCGGCGGGTGTGGGTTCATTGCTTCCAGAACGAGCGAGCTTTTCCAGAAGAGAAGGCTTCACGTTTGGTAACCATGAACATCCAACGTCACGAACCTGAAAAGGTGTTCTCGATTGAGAACGGCAACCGTCTTGTGAAGGAGGTATTTTAATTTATGGGAGTTATTCTAGGTGGTGCGGCAATCATGGGTGGAGCGAGTTTGCTTGGTGGTCTTCTCAGCAAGGGGAGTAAGCCAAAGGTTCCAGCATTCAAGCCGATTGATTTTCAGGCTGAACAAAAGCAGGCGATTCAGCAGAATATCGAGGCGCTTCAACCTGCCACAGAATTAGCTCAGAAGACGACCGCTGCCGAGCAATCTCAGCTTGAGCAGCAGCTTCGTCGTGCAATTCCTGGTTATGACCAGTTGATTTCGCAGGCTAGCAGCAACATTGGGTCTGCGCTTCGTGGAGAGCTTTCTCCTGAGGCTACTCGCAATCTTCAACGATTCTCAGCCGGTCAGGCATTGACTCGCGGATACGGTGGCGGATCTGGAATGGGATTGTTTGGTGCTGTTCAAAATTACGCCAGAGCCTCAGAAGCGAGACAACAGCTTGGTCTTGCCCAAGCTCAGAACTTCATCCAGCAGCAGCGTACGTTTGGAATGGCTCAGCCGTTCTCTATCAGCAGCATGTTTATAACTCCTGCTCAGCGTGTGAATGCTTTGCAGAACCAGCAATCAGCGCAGTACAATCGCGATATGGCTGCCGCTCAGGTGGCTGCAATGCCAGATCCTACAATGGCGGCATTTGGAAGCGCGATTTCCTCTGCTGGTGGATTCGCTGGTGGGGCTTTCACTCAGCGTGGGTTGATGCAGCAGATGCCAAGTTTGTACGCCACAACCCCCGGTGGTTCACCAAGCGTAAACAGCACCACAATCGACTACAGCACAGGTGAAACGGGATATCCAAATCCCATGTCACCCGCCACAACTTACACTCTTCCGCCTTCATCGTTCTACCCTGGAATTCGCTGATTTATGGCCGACGAAACTCTTAAAGCATTTGAACTAGGCGCATCGCTGTTCGACCGCGCGCAGACGCAGGCGCGGATGATGGAGCAGATGCAGATGAACGCTGCCCAGCAGGTCATGCAGCAACGGCAGTACGATCTTCAGAACAAGATTCAGTCGAATGCTTATGCTCAGGCGTTGGCGGAGCAGGAGGCTCAAGCTGCGGAGTATGACACGTTCCAAAAGTTCAATGAAGAAGTTGGAACCTATTTTAATGACCCTGAGTTGAAGGCTCCAATGCCTGCACTGCCGCGTTTCAGGTCAAAGGTTTTCAATCAGGAGGCAACTAGAGCCTATCAGAGTCTTCAGCAGTATTCTCCGCGAGCGAAAATCATCAAGGCTCGTGAACAGTTCGAAAAAACTAGGTCTGACATCATAACAGAGATGCAGAATCAGGGCATCGATGTTTTTAATCCTCAGACCGGAGAGATTAACGAGGAGGTTTATCAGAAAAACGCCCCCGCAATCAGGCAGCGGATGAGTGAGGCAAAAATTATCAAAGACCTTGGCACGGAAATTTCCGAAGAGGTTTATCAGTTGGACAAAAATATTCCAATTGAACAACGAATTAAGACTGCTCGCACCAATGTTGAGGCTCGTCGATTAGGTCGCCCATCTCAAACCGAAGGCATGCGCCAAGACATTGCTGTTGGCGCACTTGAAAACTGGAAAGAATTGTTTGGAACTCCAGACAAATTTACTGAAAATGATGTAAAGAATAGAATAATGTCAAACAAATGGGATCTTCCTACTGGAGATGTAGCAAAAGAAATTAGCGGGGATTATTCAACAGCGCAGCAATCGTCTGCATTAATTAATGAATTAAACAGATTTGATAAAATGTACGGAAAAGGAAAAATTCAAAACTACGTTGGCATAATTGACGGAAGGCTTGGGGAGCTGAAAAAAAGATTAAATTCAGCAGCAACAAATGAGGAACGTGAAGCGTATTCAATCCTCCAAAGGTTCAATACGGTATTTAACAGCGAAGCGTTTGCAACGTCTGGTAAAGCCGTTACACAGCCTGAAACAGTTCGATTGAAATCAGCAATCGGTGACATCAGGAGCAAAAACTTTGTTAACGATGC